ATGGGAAAAGAAGCGGTGATTTTTCAGTCTCCTGAATTTGATGGTAATATTTACATTAAACTAACCGGCTTTAAAGGGGACATAGTAAAAAATATTAAAAAAGTAGAATATGACCTTGTCTATGGTACTACCCATCACGAGCCCATTGTCAAAGATGCACCTTATTATCTGGCGGCGTCTTTCAGCAATGTCCCCAACATGGCAGACGAAAAGTATTATTGCACGGTACATGTGACCTACCTTGATGGGAGAATAGAACTTTTTGAAACAAAAAAAATCACCTTAAAGAACATTAAATTCCCTGAAGTACAGAGAGTCGAGCAACATGAAGTTAAACGCTTCTTTACCACCAAGGACAACTTTCACGCCTATGCCAATGCGGAAAAATATTATATATCAATATTATTTAAAAAAGGAGAAAACGGTCAGAACAAACTTCAGAAAGAAACAAAGCTTAGTACTTATAACAAAATAAAATCCAAATCGACATTAATAAAAGCCTTCAGTGACGCTGATATCAGAAATAATTCACTGGGGAAATTCTCAGAGCTATACACGATAGAAAATGACAATCTTACCACACATGAGATGATTGCCTTAACAGAAGAATTACGATCGTTGTCATACATTGAATTTGCTGTGCTTAGCCCTATCCTTAAAGAGAATGGTCTCTCAGAGCAGAGCACAGAAGAAGAAATACATCTCAAAAAAGATGTTCAGAATGAAACTCCTGACTTTGAACCTCTACAGGATTATCTTGAACCAACATCAGACAAACTGAAAGGGCTGAACATCAGGAAAGCCTGGAAGCACACTATCGGCTCATATTCCACTACCCGACATCTGGATCTTAACGGAATACGTCAGGACCATGAGGATCTGGAGGGCAATATTACGGTTGTGACCAATTCGGCAAACTGGGAAGCCAGTAATACACATTCCACCGGATGCAATGGCGTGATTGCCGCGAAAAAAAATGACTACGGAATCACCGGCATTGTTCATGATGGTAACCACTTTTCTTATGCAAGTAACAATAGCGCCAATACAAAGCTTATCGCAGATATCTTACGTGATTCCAATGCCGGGGATGTAATCAGTATGAGTATTGGACTTGTTTATCATGATGAGGATTTTTGGGGAGATATTTCTATTCCTTATATTGAAAGCTATGACTTCTGGCTTTGTATAAAAGAAATAGTGGAAAAGAGGAAGGCTATTTTCGTTCTGGCCGCAGGTAATGGTTCATTCCCTATAAGCGATTTGTTTAAAAAAGGTTTTATGACTGATCATGGTGACTGTGGGGTATTTCTGGCAGGAGGTTGCCATAAAGAAACAGGAGAATGGAACGCCCCATCCAACAGTGATTATCACTCCTCTCATATTAACGCATGGAATCAATATGCTGTGACGACAGGCAGAGGTTCGCTTTACGGTGAAGAACATGCCAAAAATGCATATAACAAAAATATGGGTGGAACTTCTATTGCTGCTCCGCTTGCGGCAGCAACTGTCGCGTTAATCCAGTCTTATGCTATCGAAAAATATAATATATTCCTGAATCGGGATCAGATGCTGGCTCTTTTACAGGCAACAGGCAGTGCTGATGCTGATCATACTACTCCTCACAGAGGTAAGATGGGGCACCGCCCTGACGCTGCCGAAGGCATCGCCGAGATAGAAAGGATCATGAAAGATAACGGTAAAACTCATTACAGTTGACTGGTAACAAGAATGAGCAGTTCTTTGGAACTGCTCACCTCTTCGCCGTAACCACCGCATCATCGAAATATCAATTATCTGCCAGCGCCCTCTTGACTGACAAAAATACCTTAGCTCTGAATATCTCTAGGCACCAGCGTACCCGTTTTCTAGCCTCGTTATCCGTTAGCCATGGAGCTAAACGCTGCAGCTCTCTGGAAATATCTGATATTTTTTTGCGGGTGGTGTAATACTGGCACCCAACCACGTAAACGGGATCGGCCAACTCGAACGCCTGCAGTACTGCCTCCTCTACAAATTCGACGTCATCAGCATTCATAGCCTCATCGATTACACTGGCTTGCGGTTCAGGCCAAAGAATTGAACGGGCACGTTTCATAGCCTGATCTCCACGATAACCCTCTTCCCTCGCCTGGTTCAGCGCGGCAGTGAAACGTTCAAGAGCTTTGTCGGACCAGTTTTTGCCACGGATGACATTCCAGCACGAATGCCCTGTTGGTTTATTTGGCGCAGTATCACCACGAACGCCATCACCCCATACACAAAGGAGTGATTTGATCCAACCCGCCTGAATACCTGTAAGCAATACAGACTTCCCCAGATAGCGCTTATGAGTGGCGTTCGCCACTGTGGTAAAAGCATTAAGATACTTACGACGTTGCTGCGGTGTCATTCTCAACTCCATACACTTACTTATTTACTATTACGCCGACTGCCAGCGCCCAATCCAGAAAACGGAACAGCAGCTCCAGCTGCGTGCCATGCTTCTTCTCGAACGCCGCTACATCGGCATGAAGCTCGTCGTGACACTCTCTGCACAGAGGAAACACGAAGAGATCGTGGGCCTTGGTGGCGGTACCGCCCATTCCATTCCCGATTATGTGGTGGGGATCGTCAGCAGGTCTTCTGCAACCAGAGCAGGGCTGAGCTTTAACCCACCGGGTGTAGTCCTCACAGGTCCAGCGCCGACGCTTTGGCCGGAGCATAAAAGATTCAGGCGACTCTGGATCCGCGCGCAGCGCTAATATCTGCGGCTGCTGTTCCTGCGCTTCCTGCTGGTTTGCTTGCAGCCTGCATCTTTTAGGTGCCCCTGCAGTTTTGAGCCTCCCCTGCAGGGCAACGGTTGGTCTGTTGTCTGCGGCAATAATGCTGCTTTCTTTGTAGACGGTAGGAAATGGCTCATACGGTAGCTTAAGTGCTCTGGCGGCAAGACCTTCCGGAATTGCATCTGCCACTCCGGCATACACGGCCCACCAGCACAGTTCTGCAATAGACAGCTCACGATCTTTACCAGCCCGTAGCGACATCAATATCGAATCAACAACCCACTCTACGACGTTCTTACGCGCCAGTGCCGACAGCCGTTCTGTAGACTGATCCCGCAGCTCATTATCACAATGCCAACACAGCAAAATTGCGCCAGGCTGATACGGCATTGTGACCAGTTCAGCATGGTGATAATCGGAGTGTGGCCACTGGCAATGCTTAAACCTGCGCAATAGCCACACCTCCAGCGCCGCCGGACCACCAGCAGCTTTAATAACGCGCTCATCAGTAAAAAAAGACTCGAGGGATTTATCTTCCGCCAGAGGTTGTCGCGCATCTGGCACCCTGCCCGAAGGCAGGTGTGACATTGATTTTGGCTCTGGCTCGATCAGAATACGCCCCTGGTGAAAGAGGCTCATCAGCTCACTGCCTGGCTTCAGTAAAACAACGCCCAGACCGCGGGCGATGTCCGGCTTGAGTAACGCCTTCACGCCACCTCCCGCTGTTGCGCTGAGCACATTTCTGGAAGATTTGCCCGCACCAGGGCCTCTGCGAAAGGTGGGGGCACAGCATTACCGCAACGTGCAACCTGCTTATCCTTTGCGTAGCGCTTGCCACGATAATCCTGATCGATGATGTAACCTGCTGGAAATCCCTGAGCACGATAAAGCTCGTGAGGCTGCAACATACGCATGGCAATATCAACGATCTGGTATTTCGCCCCTTCTATCGTTACCAGCCATTCATCCTCGCTTTCACCGCAGTAAGTTTCGAGAAATGTCCGTACCTCGCCAACATGCTGACCACCAGCAGTGATAGTCGGCATAGGAGCGTCGATCATCTGACCATCACGACAAGTACCACGTAGCTTCACTAGGTGAGACGCAACAACTGCATGGTGATCAACAGTAGTAACAGAGTGCGCAGGTTCATCCAGACTCACGCCCGGCCCCGTGTAATTGCCACCATAATGCTTCGCCAGAAACGCGCTGACCGTCGCAAACTTATTACCGCCGGCGGTGACGGTACCAAGCGGGTTATCCAGTTGGAGGATGCGCGGCTGTTGCCCTGGACGTTCTCCATAGCCCATCTGGATCAGGGTTGGCGTTACCAGTTGCGATTTACCACCGCCACCAGCAGTAATCGTCGCGCTCGGTTCGTCAGCTCGATGCCCAACACTGGCGCCAAACTGGCGGGCGATAATCGGCGAAATAACACAAGTATGATTCGAATTGCACAGAGTATGCATTGGGTTTTCCATGCTGCGAGGCTTCGCCGAATACTTTGGTCCACCAGCCCCAACAACAAACGGAGTCAGCGCGGCTTCAACTACGCCGAGCGCATGCCCATTCCCGCCCGGTCGCGCCGAAGTACCGGCGGTGACGGTTGGTACCGGCTCAGTAACTGGTTGTCCGGTTGCGCCTGTACGGAATTTTGTAAGGTGCGGTACCGCTAGTGCATACCCGTGGGTTTTCGTGATGGTCTGCAGAGGAGCCTTCAAATCCTGCCCACGAAAACAGTCGTAGCTACCTTTAGAGGTAGTGTGATTGCACTTCACAATGAACGGTGATGCATTCTCGAGCACGAAACGCTGGATGCCACGGGCGATCCTCTTCAGTGTATTTTCCGCCAATGGCTTTTTGCGGTCGAAGATGGATAGAGCCGGGATATTCCAGTCAATACACTCCGCCGCGGTACGCCATGGCACCAGCTTTCCACTCTGTACTTCCAGTGATTTTGGATCCCCATGGGTCGCTTCAGGCCAATGAATCTGGCGGCCATCACAACGCATGACCATGAAGAAACGTTTTCTGATCGTCGGCGCTCCGTAATCACACGCGCGCAGCTCGCGATAATCGACCTCATAACCAAGCCCGGCGATCAGCTGTTGCGCCTGCTGGCCGTGCGGCTCAATGGCAAGGAATTCACAAACCTCAGCCAATGCAGGGTGATTCGCCGTGATCCCCGTCGATAGCATGCCGACAAATGCCGCGAATGTTTCACCTGCGCGCTCTGGATCCGGGCGTAATTCTTCTTCCAGCAGCGGGCCCCATGTCTTAAATTCTTCCACGTTCTCCAGCATCATGACGCGGGGACGTACTGCCAGCGCCCAGCGCAGAACAATCCACGCCAGCCCGCGAATTTCTTTCTTAACCGGCTTCGCGCCCTTCGCTTTGGAGAAGTGGCGGCAGTCAGGACTAAACCAGGCCAGGCCGACAGGTTTACCGCTGGTGGCTGCGATTGGATCAACGTCAAACACTGACTCGCAATAATGCAGCGTGTCCGGGTGATTCGTTTTATGCATCGCAATAGCGTTTTCGTCGTGGTTGATAGCGATATCCACGCTACGCCCGATCGCCAGTTCAATGCCGGTACTCGCGCCGCCGCCACCAGCAAAGTTATCAACGATAATTTCACGCATTGACGGCCCCCTGCATACTGCTGACCAGACCACCAGCGACAGTGATTATTTCACTGGTGGGCATACGCTCAAGCCAGAGCTGATTGATGTTCGCTTTAAGCTTGTTCTGCTGGTTTAACTCCAGAGAATCTGCGCCTTCAACCTGATTAAATACCTGGCCAACTTCAAGCGGCCAGATGCGCGACTCAACCTCAGGCGTTTCAATTGGAGCAGGCATCACCTTTTCCGGCAATTTTGGCAGGGCCATTTTTGCCGCGGCGAATTGAGCCAATGACAATGCAGCCCGCCCTTTTTCTTCCAGTTCGGTGCGATTGATGTAACTGAAGCGCTCACCGCGCCATGTCTTGTCGAACACCACAATTGCACCAGCAAAAAACGCACTGGTAGGCTGCTGCTTTTCATCCAGGGGAACGAACCATTCAGGAAGATCGAAACCAATTCGTCCACGGATAAATGTGACGTGATCCGCCTCTTCAGGCCACCACGTCTCACTCGTCGCAGACTTAATGAGAAAAACGTACCGACCGCCCTTTTCTCGCATTGCCATAGCATGGTTAATGATGTGGGTCATCCCGGTAACCGCCTGCTTTTGATGGTACTGAGAGCGACTGTACGGCGGGTTGCCAAATGCTGCACCACCGAGTTCTTTCAGCCGTTCTGACCAATCCTGCGACAAGGCATTATCTTCAGCCGTGTACCATGCTGGGCACTTCGCGTTGCTGTCGTCGGCAAAAAGGTCCAGCACCAGAGGGCCGAACATTGCATTGATACCCCAAAACAACAGATCCGGTGTGCGCCACTGATCCTTAACCTCTTTCAACTCGTGGGCTGGTTTTGAGCGCAGTTCAGCCAGCGCGCGGCAGTATTTATTTTCAATCATCCTCTGAATCCTTCTGGAATTTTGGTATCTACCGGGCCGAACTTCATCGGATCATGTTTCTTCTCGCCCCAGCTTTCACGCGGAGGGCGACCTTTCTTTTCCCAGCGGATCCCGCTTTGCAGGTAACCTTCAAATTTTTTCGGGCCAAACAGCGTTTCAGGGCGCATGTACTGGTACTGCTCGTCATTGCCGTTCCAGTGCTCATGCTTCAGGTCAATAACCAGCTTCAGGTCACTGACGGTATAACCCTCCCGCAGCCGGGCCCGGATGTTTTCCAGAGAGGTCTTTGATTTCTGGTACCGAGAGCCACTGACCTGGTTTAAGTGGGTTAACACCAGAATGGCGTTATCGGTGATCTCCACCTCAGGGTCGGGTTGCGCAGCAACCGGACAAGAAGGTTTTTTATCTGATGGATCAGTAGTTGATTTTACTGACGGATCCCCACCAGATTCTGACGGGTCAAAACCGCTGTTTTTACTGGATTTTGATGCCTCAATTTTTGAGGGGTCAGAATCTGATGCGTCAGATTTTGAGGCGTCAGAATTTGAGGTGTCAGATTCTGACGGTTGAGAAATAGCCGCGGCACGAAGTTTCACCACATTCAGCTGATATACGTTTGGGGCATTACGGTTACCCTGGCGACGCTGTCTACGCGTCAACCAGCCTTCTTTCTCAAGCTTCGCGATCGCCGTTCTGACAGTGCTTTCGCCAGCTCCAACCTGGCGGGCAATCGTCGCTATGGATGGCCAGCACACCCCCTCATCGCTGCTGAAATCAGCCAGGCGCGCCATAATCACAACGCTGGACAGCTTCATCCCTGTAGCAGCACAACCATCCCAGACGTAGGAGGTTAATTTCACACTCACTTGTCGATCCTCCTGAATCGGGCACGGAAAATAAGTAACGGTGCCGCGCACTCCCATTCATAACCCGGTCGGCGATAGATGACTCGCTGGGTGTCTGGCTCGTATCTGATAACGTTGACGATAATCCCGTGGTGATCGCGGTAGAGCCGATCGAGAATTTGATGATTGTTGCTCACATCACCCTCCCATCAGTTCTGAGGCGTAGCGCTGGGCGATCCACTCAACACCACGAGGTGTGACACGAGTCTGGGTGTAGGCATGGCCGAAGTTAGAAGTGCCCGTTTTGACAGTGAATAGTCCTTCGCGCTGACGCAGAGCATGCGGCAGGAGATTGCCAGACTGTCGAAACAGGACTTTGTCGCGCAGGAGAGCGTCGATCATCGTCTTTTCCGGCATGTTGAGGATTTTCGCCGTCTCACGCAGGCTTTTAGCGCCGCCGGCTTCAACGTAATGTTCGACGAAAGTGACCTTCGGCGCGTCCTGCTGTACCTTGTGCTCAAGTAGGGCGTTCTGTTCTGCCATGTCAGCAGCCAGGCGCAGCGCTTCCGGCAGAGTCTGAGGTAGCTGTGCCCCACCCTCTTCAAGTTCACGCAGTCGGCGGATTATTCTCATGCGCAGCGCGGCGCTGTAACCTGTGATAAGGCATTCAGTGTGCTCGCGGTCAAGGCGATACTCACGGTACTGCTGACCATTCTGGGGGTGTGTCCAAAGTTGGATATACCCCTCCGGGCGCTCGCCGAGCTGTTTAAACATCGTCTCGATATCCCGGCACACGTGGCCATGCTGCTTCTCTGTAAGTTCTGCAATTTCCCGGCTTCCCATGGTCAATGGGCCAGAACTGAAGACTGACAGTGAAGCTGGCGCGCCGGAGCGGTTCATTTGCTGTACCATGCAGCAGCCCTCCGGTTGAATACCCCCACAATGAGAGCCGCGCGACTGTGGTTACATGCAACCCAGCGCCCTGCTACCATTCGCTCATACCTGAACAACGGCGCGTCCGGGAGCGGAAATGACCGAAGTTGCGGTAAACGAGGAATTGCGGTTAAATTGCTCATGCGGATTTCTCCATACACATAGATTTATCTGCCACGACGCCCGGAGCTGCACACTCGCGGGCGTCACTCATTTCTGGCAGGCAGTAAACACGGGCGATCAAATTCAGGAAGGTCATCAGCGTTACCCTGAACTGATATGCAATGTCGTTAAGGCTCTGCCACTCACCCTTATCAACAACACCGTCATCGATATACCAACGGTATGCGTTGACCAACTCACCAAGCCGCCCCACCAGCTCGGCCAGCTTTAAACCAATCTCTTCGTTTTCGTCATCTGGTACGGTGCCAGGCACATGAATCCCGTTATCGGTCTCACGGGAGAACGCGTCGGCGATATAACTCACGCCAGCGGCACTCTGAAGCACCATTGCCCAGCCCATCGGGAAAATCTGATCACCACCAGCGCGGAGGCGGTTAAAAAGAGAATTCTGGGTTTCATCCAGAATTTCCGCCGCTTCAGCGTACCCACCTGGCAACGCAGCGATCGTCTTTCTGATCGCGGCCACCAGCCAGGCAGGTTGCTTTTCCACTTTCCAGTTCGGTTCGTTATCCACGCTTGCCTCTCTTCGATATCTGTTTAAAATCTCGGCTAATCTTTTGGATGAGATGATTTACAAAATGCAAAATCCGCTGACTCAACTTCCCCTGGACCACTGGTACAAGGTGATAATCATCGTAGGAGCCTTTATTTTTCTCCTGAATGGAGCAGGCCTTCTTCCTGCTTATCCGACCGCTGCAACAGCGTGCATTTCTGCCGGCGCATTTTTTTGGGGGCTTGGGGAATGGATAAATCACCCTTATCAGGAAATGCTCATTCTTGACTCTTTTGATCGCCCGAATGGGAAGCTTTCTGGACGCCCACGGAACGCAAAACCGCTCGGAGTTACATTCGACATTGTTGGTTTCGCACTTATGGTGTTCGGAATCATCAAACTTTTCTAAGTGCCACCCGATCAAAGTTACCGAGCGACCATCCTTGCTGACCTGTACGGAACCAGGAGCCTTTTTTTCGAGTTCTGAGAAGAGTCCATTACCTGTACCCACGGCTATCCCCTTTTCTCTGTGGTTATGCTTTATCAATCACGTCATTATCATGGCCGTAATGGCTTACTGATCATGACAAACAAGATTTACCAAATTGATAAATGATTTACCTTGAAGTTAAAATAGAAGTGACTCTTTAGTGACAGGATTTATCTCCGGGATCAGCTTGGTTGCATCTTCGATAGCTTTCGCTCGTTTTGCTGAAGGCTTCCTTTTGCCATATGCGATCAAATTAAGATAACCCGGTGATGTACCTATCAGTTCTGCCAGGCGGTTCCACAGCACCGGATTTACCTTCCGAGATTCCTTGCGCCATCTGAGTAGTTCGTTGCTCATTATCAGTCCTCATGTTTAATGATAAAACAAATTTTATCTCTAAGATAAATTTTAGGCAACCAAGTTTTATCTTTTTGGCTATTTATCAAATTTATCAGGGGTGTGATCATGTCACGCATGGAGATAAACGAAATTAGACGCAGAAACCTGCGCGCCTTGCTGGACACGCACTTAGCCAGTGGGAAAAAGAAGAAAGATTTCGCGGAGACTATTGGTATAGAGGCTCCGCAGCTAACTCACGTAACCGCAACACCTCCAACTCGTAATATCGGCGATACAATTGCCAGGAGGATTGAGTCAAACCTAGGCTTACAGCGAGGTTGGTTGGACGTGGCACAAGACCTTAGCAAACTCACAAGTGAAAATGGCTTCTCACTCGGACAGGTGTTTGAACAGCCAAATACTGGACAAAACCACAGTAATAGTTTTACTCTGATAAAATTAAGTGATCACGATTTTATCGGGGATGCCAAATTGGAAAGTTATTCGACAGTCATTACTGAACTGAGTATCGATGAAGAATACGCTAGAACAATGTTCGGCGGCCGAGCTAGTTCTGACCTCAGAATTTACACGGCACATGGCGACAGTATGTTAGGGACAATCAATCCTGGCGAGGTCGTTGTTCTGGATATCTCGGTTAGCAACATCCCTACCGATGGTATTTATCTTTTTGATTTCAAAGATGAAATACATTTAAAGCGGTTGCAGAGAGTAAAGAGTGATCTTTTGGTTATCAGTGATAACAGCACCTACGACAAGTGGGTGGTCAACGATGATGAGCGTTCAGATTTAAAGATTATTGGCCTTCTTGTTGGTAAATGGGACATGACCTATACCAGGCTTGGCTAACTCTCTTCAGTTCACCCCTTCCCCAAAAGCCGACAATCGTCGGCTTTTTTTATCTCTCTATATCTTTCCAACGTCCCTAAAGATAAATTTATTTTCCTTTTTGATAAATTTTAACTTTACCAATGTTTATCTTTGAGATAAATTCAATGCATCAGCAGCGAACAGGCAGGACGCCCACGAAGTAGCCGCCCGGGGCATATGAAGACCGGGATGATTCGCGCAATCACGTTAGAAGACGGGGATGTTATGGAATTTAAAGATTTACCAATTGACGTTCAGAAAACAGCTGCTCACACACTGCATTCTGTGCTGCGAGACATCGGGAAAGATATTGAAAGCGAGCCAGCAAAAGTTCTGGCCCGGAACATCAAAGCTGCATTTATTGAACTGTATCAGTTCAGCGACTTAGCTGGTTCAAAAATGCTGGAAGAATCCCTCAAACGCTTTGCTACACAAAGCGAAACCCATATTTCGCATACCAGCATAACCATCTCCGTCGAGGAAGCGCCCTTGACTGAGGATTGTAAAAAGAAGCGTCTCAACGGGATAGAGATTGTTGAGACGATCCTGGCGCGAAGGAAAGAATCATCTCAGCGCGATTATGAGCTGCTCAAAAAGGCTCTGTCGGGTCGCTTCTGAGCGGATCTAACAGCTTGATAGTTCGCAAATATGTTTCTCGCTCTTTTGGTGTTAGGCCCGGCTTTTCAAACAGCGCACGAAAATAAGCTATGGATTCTTCAAGCTCGTCGGCATGAGGTCCACCAGCCTCAGTAATAGATGTAGCCAGTCTTGAGATCGCTATTTCAATAGCATCAAGTCTGGCATGAAGAAGATCGGCAACATTGTTCATATGTTTTCCTTTGTGGTTTTAGCGACTTAGAAGGATACCACCGAGCCTGAAGTGGTGAAAAGACAGGCGCACAACATGAAAGCGCACTCCATCAACTATCGGTTGTGGATGACAGGTAAGCAAAGAGGCGGAGTGCGCTTCCAGTTGTGGTAATGCGGCTCTGCGCACGTGACGAGGCCAATAAGTTTATTTCAACTTTGAAATGAATACGTTTCTTAAGGTGTAGCGTCGCCGGTTCTGGCCGGGCTGGCAGGTGGAGGCACCACCGCCACAACTTATGAATTGCTGTGTGTAGTCTTGGCGGTACCAGTACCAACCTTAGAAGTCCCTGGTACCGCCCTTTTTACACAACAGACAAGGGTATCACCGGGCGACGGGCTCATAACCCAATCCACCCGGGCGCAATGGAAGTGGCCTGTCTACCCATAACCAGCGCGCAGATGCCCTTCTCTGTTGTGTGTGGAGAAAAGTCAACGGCGGTGGCAGCCGCCTTAACGAGGGTAAAACCATGAGTAATGACCGCATGACCGTAGTGCCAGATTTCCTGAGCGAACTGGATGCCGGCGTGTTCATGAACAAGATCGCGGCAGCTTTAAACACCACCGCGCTTGGCGTTTTGAATAACGGCAACAAAGGTAAAGTTGTCCTCACCTTTGATTTTGAGCGCATGGGTAATTCCGTGGAAGAAAAGCGCGTCAAGATCAAGCACAAGCTGAACTACAGCACCCCAACCCCACGCGGTAAAACCTCCGAAGAAGACACCACTGAAACACCAATGTGGGTTAACAAAGGCGGCAAGCTGACCATCCTGCAGGAGGATCAGGGCCAATTGTTCGGGATCAACGGCGGCGTTGACGGAAAGCTTAAAGCGGCTCAGTGAACCGCCTTAACCAATTCACTGTAACCACTTCGATCATTTGTTAATAAGGATTTTTTATGCCTCAGTTAGACAGCGGTACCTTTCAGCAGGTCAAAGACCTGGTTTTATCTGGCTATCATCTGAATGATATCCATGGTCTGGCTTGCCCGACTGCATTGCTTCCGGACGGCACAAACGTAGAAAGCCTTGAACGCTTCTCTTTGGAGCGCTTCCGCTTCCGTGGCGCCATGGGCACAACCAGCATTGAAGACTTTGTCCGTTACTCAAAGGGATACGCCAGCGCAACCGAGAAAGCTCGCTGCTTTATCGATGCTGACAATATGACCGCCCGCTCCATCTTCAATATCGGCACGCTGGATAATCCTGGTCATGCGGATAACGTCGCTTCGATCAGCCTGAAGCAAACAGCCCCATTCCGTGCACTTCTGCAGATCAACGGTCAGCGACTGAAACAGAAGCAGATCGCTGAATGGCTGGAAGACTGGAGCGATTACCTTCTGGCGTTCGATGCTGAAGGTGGGGCCATGCAAATTTCCCAGGCTGCTCAGGCGGTCCGCCGTATCACTATCCAGCAAGCGACACAGCAGGATCACGAAGACGGTGATTTCAGCGGCAAAAAATCCCTCATGCAGAGCGTTGAAGCAAGCAGCAAAGACGTTATGCCAGTAGCGTTTGAATTTAAATGTGTACCGTATGAGGGTCTTTCCGAACGCCGTTTCAGCCTGCGTAACAGCCTGCTGACTACCGATGAGCCATGTTTTGTTCTGCGCATTGTCCAGCTGGAGGCGCAGGAAGAAGCTATTGCCAATGAATTCCGTGATCTGCTGATCGAGAAATTCGACGGCGACACAGTTGAAACCTTCATCGGTAATTTTAAAGCGTAATTTCTCAGCCTTAATAACCCCGGCTACGGGGTTATTAGTGAAGCGTAATTCCTTTAAATATCTCCATCCGGAGAGGGATTCGTACAACCAAAAATCGTCGCAGGTGCAGCTGCAAATATGGAGAAGATTCTATTATGAGTTATATACAGACACTTTCCGGCAAGAAGTTTAATTTCATTAACCCAACAGCTGGCGATGTTGATATTGAAGATATCGCAAACGCGCTGTCCAACATTTGCCGCTTTGCTGGTCATCTTCCAGAGTTCTACAGTGTTGCTCAGCATTCTGTATTAGCGAGCCATATTGTACCGTCTGAGTTTGCTCTTGAAGCTCTTATGCATGATGCGGCAGAGGCCTATTGCCAGGATGTACCCGCGCCGCTGAAAGCTCTGCTGCCTGATTACCGTCGTATCGAAGCCCGTGTTGATGGCCTGATTCGTACTGTCTTTGATTTACCCACAGAAATGTCGCCTGTTGTGAAGTATGCAGACCTCACAATGTTAGCGACCGAACGCCGCGATCTGGAAATTGACGACGGCACCGAATGGCCATGCCTTAAAGGGATCCCCACCAGCGATATTATCCAGATCATTCCGCTTCGCCCAGGCCAAGCTTATGGGCTTTTCATGACTCGGTTCAACGAGCTGATGGAGGTCCGTAAATGCAACGCATGAAAATTAAAGAACTGGTTGCAGCGGCATACGCCTGCTTACCTGAACTGCCACCTGAAAAAGCCCAACTTATTCGTGAGCTGGCAACGCGCCTCGACGTGACATTTGCAGCTTTAACCGAATCTCTGGATCAGCGCATGAGTCTTGATGCAGAAATAAACCAGCTTCGGCAGGAGGCAAAGTGAGCAAGATTAAAACCCATACCGGAACGGTGATCACCAAAGATGGCGAGAAAACGGTAAAGCTGCATGAGACCGCGACAACCTGGTGTGTCGGTCGCACAGAAACATACCGTAAAGCAGATGGCCGCCGAAGTGGCGCGCCGCTGACCTCACGCCGCCTGATTCTCAGCAGCATTAAACCAATCGAAGGCGGTGCAGCATGAGCATTATAACCGACGAGATGCTTACGCTCCGCCATTTCATTGACCGCCCAACCTGGGCAGCTGCAGCCGGTTATGAGTTCAACTATATGGACTGTATGGCATACACAGCAGAACTTTACGGGCTTATGTTTTCAGCACTGCGCAATGCTGGCTCCGACTTTCTCGATACATCCGTTCGTGATTTGCCGATTGTTTTGCTTGCCGTGATTGCAGCTCTCTGCGGTGTCTTTGTCTGGCCGTTAATTTTCTGGCTTGTCGCCATTCCCGTCTGGATGAAGTGCAAATCAATGCGCAGGCGTTATCAGTTTGGCGATGCAATGACAGAAATAGCCAGGGGAAACCTTGAACAGTGGCAGCGCGAATGCGCGAGAAAATGGAAGGGAGCGACAGCATGATCTCAATTTCCAAAGAACGCTTACTCACAATTCAGCAGTGGCGCGAAACATATGGGCCTGGTAGCAACGTTGTGTTGCCAGCAGAAGAAGCGGAGGAACTAGCGTGTATCGCTTTGGAGAGAATGGACGCTAAGCCTGTGGCGATCATCAATGGAGCCAGAGAGCCCGTGCTGTACGGAGAGCACATTGGAATAGCAATCGCGACTCAACTATACAACGCCCCGCCAGCGCCAATAGCGCCCAAAGAACTACGAGAACTGTTAGGCACTCTTTTTAACTCTGACGGCCGGCGCGGCGCTGACTTTGACTTGTTTGACTACTTAAAAGCACGTGATGACATTCTCGCCTTTCTTCAGAGGAATGAATGATGCCAAAAATAATCATCGTAACCGTAGAAATAGAGGTTCCGGATCAGGCAACGGATAAAGATATTTCAGATTGGGTGGATGTCGAGTACGGCCAGTGTGGTAGCCAAAAACTTGATAATCCGTGTCGTGGTGATGTGACAGAAGTAATAAATCATTTCTGGAAATTTGAGAGCTAAATATGAACCATTTAATGATCGATTTAGAAACGATGGGTAAGAAACCCACAGCACCCATTGTCGCGATCGGCGCAGTATTCTTTGATCCGCTAAGCGGAGATATGGGGGCGGAATTCTATGCTGCTGTGGATCTCACCAGCGCTATGGATCAAGGGGCTGCTCCTGATGGTGACACCATTCTGTGGTGGCTAAAGCAATCATCTGAGGCTCGCGCCGCGATTTGTACCGACGATACCAGGCACATCGCTAAAGCTCTCTCCGAACTGAGCGCGTTTATCAGCCGCAACTCTGACAACCCACGTAATCTGAAAGTCTGGGGCAATGGCGCCAATTTCGACAATGTGATTCTGCGTTCAGCTTACGATCGCGCTGGCCATGTCTGTCCGTGGCAATTTTGGAACGACAGTGATGTACGTACCATCGTGCTACTCGGCAAGCAGCTGGGCTTCGATCCTAAGCGCAACATGCCATTTGATGGTGTAGCCCACAACGCACTAGCCGATGCCCGCCACCAGGTGAAATATGTTTCGGCAATATGGCAGCGCCTGCTGCCCACCAGCACTGAGTAATAACCCTTTTAGCCCGGGTGCAGCCGGGCTTTATGGAGAAATCACTATGGCAGCTTTAATCACTGAAGCAGGAGAGGATCATGCTGAGAAAGAGCCGTTTCTTGATATTGGGAAATTGGCAAAAAGACTCAGCGTGTCCAAAAGCACCATTTACCGTAACCCGGCAAAATTTCACATGTTCAAAGTTGGTGGCCAGTGGCGGGCCAATGAAGAAAGTCTGGAAAAGTTTTCACGCAGAGACAACAATGTTATCCGGCTGGCTGTGGTCGGTAAGGATGTAAAAAAATGCCGATCTACAAAAGAGGTAAAACATACTGGGTTGATATCTCCATGCCAGACGGATCGCGAATTAGGCGCTCTGCTGGCACGAAGGAAAAAATAAGGGCTCAGGAATACCATGACAAACTCCGGCACGAGTTATGGCAGGTATCCCACCTTGATAAAACCCCGGAAAGAACGTTCGAAGACATGCTGATTCTGGCGTTGAGGGATGCAGAGAATCAGGCATGCTTCGAACACAAACAGAAATATGCAGAATACTGGCTTTCTGTATTTAAAGGCCGAACGGTTTCATCAATAAGTGGTGAGGAAATATCGAACTATCTTCCAACCCATTCAACAGCGAGAAAAGGGAAATTATCCAACGCAACACGAAACCGTTACAGGGCTTTCATTATGCGTGCGTTCTCGCTGGCGGTAAAGGCAGGATGGATAAAGTACACGCCGCATATTATGACGCAGCGTGAGCCTAAAGTCAGAGTCAGATGGATTGAAAAGGCGCAGGCCAGTCTGCTGGTAGATTCCCTGCGTGATGAATGGATGAAAAGAGTCGTTTCGTTTGCCCTGCTAACCGGGGCAAGGAAGGGTGAAATTTTGTCTCTGAAGTGGGAGAACGTGAATCTTCAACGACGGATAGCAGTTGTTACAGCAGAAAATGCAAAATCTGGCAGAGCGCGTGCGCTTCCTCTACATGATGAGGCGGTAAGAGTTATCTCCGAATGCAACCAGAACGCAAAGTATGTTTTCTCTGTAGATGGAAATCGCGCAAATGATATCAGCAGGCTGGATTTTGCCAGGGCGAAAAAGCTCGCCGGCATTACCGACTTCCGCTTTCATGATCTTCGCCATACCTGGGCGAGCTGGCATGTACAAAACGGAACACCACTTATGACCCTGAAGGAACTTGGGGGCTGGGAAAAGCTGGAGATGGTCAATAAATATGCCCACCTGAGTATCGAGCACCTGGACAGATTTACCGGCTCTGTCACATTTTTGGCACAGTCAGAAAGAGAGCAGGAACCGATGGCAAAGTTATCAATCGTAAGCTAATGATAAACATATAAATTTAACATGGCTGTTTTGTGGTTATCTGTATCTCACTTGAGACTGACCGTCTCAGGCATGGGACGGAAAGTGGAAAGCCCCGCCTGATAAAAAATCAGGGCGGGGGCTCGAAACGACACGTCGGACCGTGGAGTTCGCTACCTCGCCCGCTTTAAAGCAAGGAGGCATCCATGAAACGCCAATCCCCAATTATCCGGGTTTTGATGATTATTGCTTTGACGATAATCATCTTAACGCTGGTGACGAGGAAAACACTGTGCGAGATCCGTTTTCGAAACGGCTCGCTCGAAGTGACAGCGCGGATGGAGTGTCGCTCCGGCCAGTAG